TTATCATCATAGTTAGTAACAATACGTTCTAATTTCTCTGCACGCATTTTACTTCTAGTTGAATCTTTATCATTAGGTACATCTACTCTTACTTGAGGTATTCCTGAAATCTTTTGTGCAAGTCGGTCAATACCAGACTGCAACATGTTAGGTGCTGGTAATAAATCAGCATCACTTGTTTCCATTGTGTTACCTAGTAAAGCTTTAATACCATCAGCACCACCATTAAGAATTGCTTTGATTCTAGCTTTCTGTACTTGTCGTTCTTGTACTAACTTACCTGATGTAAGTTCAGCAGCATTTTTAACTATCTCTTGATAGTTTTTAATATCTAAATTCTCTATGCCCATGGTGCTTCGTTTGCCTCCGTCATTTTGTAATCTCCATAACTAGGGTTATAATCTAAACCTATATCAGCAGCGTGTTCTTTTTGTAGCCGCCTAAAAACTTTCATAGGAAACCAACTAGCCATAACTATATCAGTTTTTTCCTTGTTTCGCTTAGAAACAGGCTTACCATCAAAGTATAACAATTGTTGTCTATATTTCTGTACTTTTGCATTAGATTCTCCATCACCAGTAGGTAGATGAATTTTTCTATTTTCAAACAAATCAGCCATAGCTCCAACACCATAGAGTGGGTCGTGTTTGTTTTTACCTGTCATGTGTCCTTGTACTTGTATACCAGAACGTAATGTAAATTCTTTTATTCCTGTATCTTGCCTAATAGCAGATTGAAATCCATTCTCTTCTACTATCCAATGTCTACAATCATATCTATGTAACCAATCAGACATTTGGTCTAGTGCAGCTCTAATACCACCACCACGTTTATTTTCTAGGTCAACTAAATACAACTCACCTCTGTATGTATCTATACCCCATAACACACTGGCTTGATAACCACTTGATGCAGGGTCAAGTCCAGCTACAAGATGTAAGTTTTTATATACTTGTCCTAGTACTAAATCAGGTCGCATACATTGGTCAATAATATTCATAGTAAATATTTGTGTACCTTCTACATATGCTTGGTTGTAATAAACCATTTCGAAAGTCTGCCTACCACCTGTTGATTCAGCAGAATTTAATCTAGATTGCAACCATTTAAAAGTTCTTTTACCTGGCCATAACATACAATCAATATGTTCTTCTACAAGATGTTCTGGTATTGCACAATCTATTTGGTGTGCTGTTTCAACTATGCTTGTAAAGTTATCTGATTCAAGTAAGTGATTATATAAATCATCAGGGTGCTGTCTTGAACCAATTACAACTACAGCAGTATGTTCCTCTTTTCTTGATGAAAGAGTTGTTGTCCACCATTGTCTTGTAGATTCTCTTGCACCAGGTTGCATTGTAGTTTGATGGTCCTCAATGTCATCAGCAATAATAATATCACAGTCTCTTGAAAGAATTTTTCCACCTTTACCTACAGCAACCATAGTTGGTGATTTAATACCTGGTACTGTTCTAGTACCTACAGTAAATTGATTTTGTGACCAGTTCTTTCCTGAACGGTTATCAGGTTTAAAAGATTGTCCAGGTGGACAAAAGTCTTCTCTTAACTCTTCATTGGTATCTAATACATCAAGTACAGCAGATAATGCGTTCTTTGCAATGTCTTCGTTACCACCTACCCACATAATTCTTGTATTGGGGTTTTTGCATATTTGATATACAGCAAAGTGTATTAGTAGTTCAGTCTTTCCATGTCTTGGGGGTGACAGTATTAGTAACTCTTTACCGTTTTCTATACTATCAATAATGTTATTAATCCAATGACTATGAAAATCTGCGGTGTCATAATGTTTTCCTAGTTCTGTTCTAAAGTATTTGTGTCGGAAGTCGGAAAAATTTTCTAATGAGTCTTTTGCATCTTGTGATAGTTCCCAATCTTCTGCTGCTATTTCGTTTCTACTGTCTATCTTGTAGGCAGCGAGCATGCGGGACACCGTAGCTGAAGTACAACCAAGGAGGGAAGCTGCTTCAGCTACTGATATCCCACCAGTTGCAACTGTTTCAGCTATACCTTCGCTTACGAAAGCTCGGTAATACTGCCCTCTACGTACAGAGGCGTAATCCCCTGTATCAGCATTATACTCTTTATTGATGGGCTTCGGGTCCACTTTGTCATTATATCGCTTGTCACGGGCAAATTGACGCTTCTGGCACGTCCCTGAGCAGAATTTTTTTTGTCTACCTCTTAATTTCTTTCTGCAACCCTCTGCTATGCAGATGAGATTTGTGGACATATTCACTAACTTTCTGTAGATGTTTGTATAGTGAGAATTATATGCTATAGTTTGATTTATTACAAACATTAAACACAAGTAATTTGTTACAGGTAAAGCGGTGACCGGGACATCAAAAGCTGCTGACACGTGAGAGTGTACACTAGAAAGACAAAGGCAGTACCCAAGGACATTAAGAAAAGGTTTAATCAGAATCAATACTGTATATGCCCGCTCATGCTCAAAAAGGCAACTCTTTACTGACCTTACTGCAACATACTGTAAAGATTACCAGTATATTTTTTAGACCTTACGTACTATATAGAACAACCTTCGGTTGACATATGGTAGTCATACAAGATATGTCAAGCATATCTATGTAACTTAGACAACACATAGCTTTCAATCAATCATTCCTTCTTTCCTTCCGACAAATGAAGTCGGAAAGAAGGATGATAGATTAAAATGAAAGACTATGTAGTTGTTTTAAGTTCCAATATGCGTAGACAATATCATAATGTAATGACGAATAACAATAACTTACATATTAATCGTTCTGTCTTTCCTTCCGACAAAGGAAGTCGGAAAGACAGACCGATAAATAGTAACTCAAGAAAGGAAATATAATGAGTGAAGTAACAGAGACTGTTGCAGTCCCTAAACGCAACAAAAATGTGATGCCCACACCAAGAGTGTGTGTAGTCACCGGGCTAGAATACACGCTGTATTCCCAAATGGTTTGGTTACCTGTAAAGGATAAAGAAACCGGGAAGTACAAAGATGTACCTACTCACCTATCCAAGGAAGGTGCGTGGCAGTTATCCAAGCAGTCACCAACCCATCCTAGCAATAACCCGGCTAATAAAGGGCTAACAGTTAGCAGTGCTGTCAAGGCTGCAGTGTCCACACCGGCACAACAAGGTGTTGAAGTTGATGTGCTTGAAGGGATACTTCCCCAAGAGTAACAAGGAATGTTGGGGGGCGAAAGCCCCCTAGCACTTGGTTAAAAAAGTTTTTTTTTACCGGGTTGTTGCCTGGTAACAACTATACAACTAACGAAGAAAGGAAATAGATATGGCTGACACGCCAATAAAGTATGACATAGTAGCTATCTATAAAGCTATGGAGGTACTAGATAGTATATTTGATGAAAGTCAAGTAACAACTCTAGAGAATATGATTGCGTATGCAATTAAGAACCAACAAGATAAACAAATGAGTTCAAGAATTAAGAGTGACTTTGATTATCTTGGTATAAAAGATGATGACTTCATCGAGGTTGAACCAAACCAAAGCGATTATGAGGATGATACTGTACCATTCTAATATCTATAATATATCTGTCTCTCTCACAACTATTGTAATCGAGAGACAGATATATATATTAACAAAGGGAGGACGATATGTTTACAGTAGTAAGCAGAGATTATAACACAGATACATATGAAGTAGAAACACAACCTTGTATTGTATGTAGTGGCATTAGTAATGTTACTATACCTTCACAAGGTTTATTCTATTACAACCAAGGTAAGCTAATACAAGATTGCTTTCCAGAATTATCTATAGCAGATAGAGAACTATTAATAACAGGAACACACGACAAGTGTTTCGATACTTTAAAGATGGAGGAATAATTGACTAATATAACATTAATAAAAATGATTGAAACATTAACCGACAAAGTTAAGTTACTATCAATGATACAACTTGCTTTAGTAGATTACTTAACATCAAGTGATAGGTTAACAGGTAATCAACCTGATGAATTGATGCGTAATCTTATGGTAGGTACATTACAAGATGATGGTTTCCGTAACGAATTTACAGATTATGTTAACGAACATGGTGACGATGATACTAAATTCAATATGTTAGAAATGAATGAACTAATTCAAGACGCTATTGCACATATGAAAGAGGAGGGCATTGATGAATAACAAAGAATTAATTAAAGTGTTATCAAGTATTAACGCAGCATTACAATCGATGCACGAAAGAGTGTATCAACTAGAAAAAAAAGTATTTAATCTTGGAAAGGATAAATAATATGCCAAATTGGACAGACAATACAGCAGTAATTACAGGTGCAGAGGCAGATGTCAAAGCATTTGTAAATAAAATAGAAAGTAATTACTATACAGAGGACGAAGGACAGTTCACATTAATAGAGCTAACTAATTGTAAGCCTATGCCTAGTGTATTTGATGGTATCAGACAAGGTGCAAGAGAACTTGACGGTGTTCGTGTAGACGTATGGTACGAAGACCCCGATGGAGCACGACCAGTAATGGATATAGTTAAAGAAGATATGATTAAAGAACACGGTACATATGAGCCAGTTGATTGGCAGTATCGTAACTGGGGCACCAAGTGGGGCGATTGTGATACTAAAATATTAGACACAGAATATAATAATGACCGAGGTAAACTTACAATTACTTTTGATTCTGCCTGGGGAGAACCATTCTTATTACTCAATCACATAGCTAGAGAGTATGACTTACATATCACTAACACTTGGACGATTGAATTAGATAATGGTACAGGTATGTCCGACTATCCTTGGTCAGATAAGGATACACAAGAAGCAATAGATAATACAGCAGCTATGCATGACACTATTAAAGGAGCCATAAATGGCGACATCACCAAATGATAACATAGCACAAAAAAATATAATACAATTATATGCACAGTGTAACAGTTGTATAGACCATAGACCAGAAGGTATGCCACCAAGAGATTGGGGAATATTAGATGTAGGTTTAACTAAAGATGGTATGCACATACAACTATGGTGTAGACGATGTGAAAAGAATGTAGCTGTCTTTACATTAACAGATGTAATAGACGCAGATTGTGATGAATGTTGTGAATGTTGATACAAATATAGATTTAAATTGTCCATACAAAACTTGTTTAAAAAATAACAGACATGTATGTGAAGAATGTCAATTAGATTTTGATATAGAACAAAGGATACTAGAAGAAAAACTATCTATAAGTCAAGACAGTTCAAGTACGGAAACACTTACTTGAAATGCACAGTTACTCATGCTGCTAATGCCCCTTTGATTAGCCGTCACGCAAGTGATGACCATAGTGTGAGTAGCTTGTAGCACATGAGGTTGTAATACCTTAGCTAAGGAGTAAAAAGTCTAACAAACTTTCCTTGTGTGTTACAAGCTATTCATTTGTGATGAGTAACTTGTAATCTATTATGAACCGTACGTCATAGCGTGCTGTGAATAGGTGGAAGTAGGTTACAAGTTATTCATACCGAGTAACGCTTAACGAATACAGTGTTGTTGCCGGCAAAGGAAATGCCCTTCTCTTGTCGGCTTCATCACTTATGAAATCAGCCGACAAGAGAGGAGCTAGTATGGCGGAACCAAATATAGATGAGATGTTAGATACATTAAGTAATGACCAATTAAAACAAGTAATCAAATGGACTATTAATGATTTATCTAACGCAGCTACATCAAGCAACTACGAAAAGCTTGACGATAAAATTAAAAGTTGGTGTTCAATGCTACACGAAGCAGTGATACACCAGGTAAATAAAGCATATAAAACAAATGATAATTGGTATGAAAGTGAGGAAGAATAATGCCACATATTGAACACAACAATACAGGTAGAGTTAAAAGTTATACAGTTACTGTAGCTTATGCAGGATTTGATAGTCACGGTGATAAAACACACGACTCATATGATGAACCAGAAGTATTTGTTGTAGAAATAGACGCAGTAACTAATGTGCAAGCTATAGTTCAAGCAGTAAGTGTAGTTAATATGCGTAGAGCAGAGATAATGACAGACTTTATGACTATGCATCCTTTACTAGACGGTCACGGTAATGATAAAGCTTATACTATAGATGAGATAGAGGCAATAAGACAATCAAGTGAAGACCGTGGTGTATTTAAAGCTTGGTTATCAATAGAACCTACAACTATACAGTCTCATTTAACAGAGGATACAGATAATTTATTTAATATGACAAAAAATAATATAGAATTCATAACATCAGGTGACAAGATTGCAGATGATGTTGAGGATTACTTGAAAGGAAGTGAAGAATGACATTGCCTACAGGTATGTATGCAGCTACACCGGGTAAACCGGATATGGCAGGCAGAGGTAATAAGGCTAAGTTACTCAGTGATGAGAAAGTTAAAGTGTTATTAGCTACACCAGATACTTGGTTTGTTATTGGTACATCATCAAGATGGATATCAGGTACAGCTAGAAACATAATGAAATTCATACAAAAAAATATCGAACACCTAGAAGGTTTAGGTAAATTTATTGTATGTCAAAGAAAAAATAAAGCAGATAATTGTATAGATATCTATGCTAAATGGATACCTAACGATTATCTTGAAGAAGAATAGGAAGGATAACAATATGGAAAACGATTGTTGGAAACTAATACAACAGGTATTAGGTAAATCAAGGCGTGTATTATTATACGGGCCACCAGGTACAGGTAAAACATACAGTGCAGTTAAGCAAGGTACACCATTAACTATGGACGGACTTGCTAATGTATTTCAAATTACTATGACAGAAGACACAGCGTCTGCTAACTTAGAAGGTTTCTATAAGCCTTCAAGTACAGGTACATTTGAATGGCATGACGGTATTGCAATACAAGCATGGCGTAATGGCGGTAGGTTAGTCATCAATGAGATTGACCACGCATCACCAGACGCAATGACATTCTTGCATGCTATATTAGATGACCAAGACATTGCTATGTTGACACTTAACAATGACACAAAGGAAACAGTTAGACCAGCCGAGGGCTTTCAAGTTGTAGCTACAACTAACAGTCCACCGGAAAGTCTACCACTTGCATTAAAGGATAGGTTTCCAGTTAAAATCTATGTTAATAGTATACATCCAAGTGCATTAGCACAGTTCCCTAAAGAATGGCATGATGTTATTAACGACACCACACTTATTGATGACCCGGAAGACCGTGTATCAGTGCGTGCTTGGAAAGAATTCTTTGACTTACAAGATAAAGGATTTACACCAGAAACAGCAGGTAAATTAGTGTTCGGTGAAAAAGCAGAAGAATTAGTAGACGCAATTATATTATCTAAAGCATAATGTATAACCAACAGAAAGCATACCCTTATCCCCAGATAGTAACTGGGGATAGCTGGGATGTGTTTGAAACAACCGACAATAAACCAGACGCAGATACAGATAACTTAAATAAGAAAATGTATGTACCTTTGGATAGACATTGTACATTATGTAATGTAAATCACAGTCGTATGATAAGGCGTAAACAAATAGCACACGCTAAATGGTCGCCAGCTACTAGAGGTAAACTTAAACCAGGTACACGCAAAGAAGCTATGGATACTATAGAGTCGCTGCGTATGTATTTTCTATTAGCAAGACAAGAACTAGGTATTGAACAACCATTTATGTGTTTAGATATGTTACAACATAGAACTAAACAAATGATATATCAATCACCTGGTGCAGATGTGATACTTACAGGTATTGAACTTGCAACTATGCATAAAGATAATGAAGGACATGGTTACAATTCAATAGTATTATCGGACCAACATAAACAATTTATAGCAACACTTGATGCTGCTGTAGATACATGGGAAGATATCTCACCATTTCGTAAAGCAGAACTATCATTATGTAAAGATATTATAAATAAATTTGTATACAAAATGCGTAACAATCGTGCCGGGCAATCACCTAGCTATAGAAAGACACAAAGAATGGCAGATGAATTGTCTAAGTATCTAGAATTATTTATGGAACCACCCGAACCATATCAACCACCAAGTCAGGGACAAGGTGGCGAAGGTGAAGAAGGTGATGAAGCTGAGCAATCAGATGAAGATACACTAGACGGTACAGTTAAATCATTAGAAAATCGTATGCGTACACAATTATTAGAACAAATGACATACAAAACAGGTAGCGGTATTGGTAAATGGGGAGATATGACAGTACATAATCCACCATTATCTGTTAACTTACAAGCATTACTTAAAGGTAGCAGACAGTATAGACCTATGGATTATGGTTACAATCCTAAATACATTAATAGATTTTGTATTGATAGAAAGATATTCAAGCAAAAACTTAATGTTAAAGGAGGCACCATACTAATAGATGCGTCAGGTTCTATGTCTTTTAATAGTGATGACATACTAAATATAATGAAGATGTTACCTGCAGTTAATATAGCTATGTATAACGGTAGCTATAAAACAGGTGACTTAAGAATTATTGCTAGGAATGGTAAGCGTGTTACAGATACATATCTAGACATGCACTCAGGTGGAGGTAATGTAGTAGATGGACCAGCATTAGAATGGTTATCTACTATGCCAGCTAGAAGAATTTGGGTGTCAGATATGTATGTCTTTGGTGCACACGGTGATACATCAGGATTTAATTTACTTAAAGAATGTTATGACCTATGTACTAAGAATAAAATTATTAACTTAAAAGATATAGATGAAGTAAAAGAATACGCATTAAAATTAAATACATAGTAAGATAAACGGTACACATAGTAATGTCGCAAGACAGTAGGTGTTCCTTTCCGCTTATCAAAGCTATGTGAGTAGCAGAATAGAGTGCAAGGAGAGCTTGCAACAGGTTTACATCTTAGAGTCAACAATCAACCCATAGTGAACACTGCTACGCATACCCTGTAAAGAGGTTCCCGTGGGCAACAAACTGCGAGACGAGTATGTTCCTATCATAGAACGTACGAGGTGAGTAGTTTGTGCCAGAAGGGAACCGATATCGAGGAAATAAAAAGGAGATTATGACATAGTCAATCAAAACTATATGACTGCTGCTACGTCTTATGAATAAACGTCCAATAGATTGAAGGTAACCACTAGTAACCATCGCGTGCTACTTACCTGATACTAGACACTAGTTCTTTACGTAGGTATAGAATGGATTGGATTGAGCCAGTATGTAGGTGCTTAGTACATATATTCGTAGTAGGTGTTATTTAGTTTGGAATTAATTACTTAGTTAATTGCATACTAAATAAAAATGTTATAATGAACACATGGATATAAATGAAATGCTTGACGAAGCAGAGAATGGTAAGAGAACTGCTATACTTAGTCGAATAACTGACGAGGCAAAACCTTTTTGGGATGGCCTTGAAGACCGAGTAAAAGCTGGACGACCAGTCAAACCCTTTGTCGTATCAAGACTACTAAAAGAACATTACAACATAAAGATAAGTGAGACTGCAGTTAGACATCACTTTCAGAATATAGTTGACGCTAATGTCAAAGAAAATTAATATAGAAAAACTGCTAGCAGAAGCAGAGTCATCTAAGATAGCCGAGTTAAAAGCTGACAATCTAAAACTCTTACGAAAGTTAGAGAAAGCTAAGAACAAAAAAGCTGACATGGTTGACGCTGTGTATGACGCAGTATCTACAAACCTAAGGACGTGGGACAAACCTAGGATACCAAAGCCTAAGTTACATAAGCGAACTAAGAACGAAGAGGTAGCAGTAGCAGTATTATCAGATATACAATTAGCAAAGGTAACACCTGACTACAATACAGAAGTAGCAGAAGAACGTGTTGTTGAATATGCTAATAAGATAATAGAACTTACTAATGTACAACGTTCTGCACACCCAGTTAACAAATGCGTAGTGTTAGCTGCAGGAGATATAGTAGAAGGTGAGCTTATATTCCCAGGTCAAACACATCTTATTGACGCTAGTTTATATAACCAAGTGACAATAGATGGACCTAGAATATTGACAAAGTTCTTTGACATATTACTAGCAAACTTTAACGAAGTAGAAGTTCATTGGGTAATAGGTAATCATGGCAGCCTTGGTGGTAGAGCACGTAAAGACTACCATCCAGATTCTAATGCAGATAGAATGCTTGGAAAGATTATGTCAATGATATATCGTAATGAAAAAAGAATGTCATGGACTATCCCTGATAGCACAGGTGATAACCATTGGTTCGACATTGCAGATGTAGGAGAAGAATGTAAGTTCTTTGTATGGCATGGTGACAATGTAAGAGGACACAGTGGTTTCCCTTGGTATGGCTTTGGTAAGAAGCTATTAGGTTGGAAAGCATTAGCATCTAGAGGTCTGATGCCAGACTTTGACTATGCAATTGCTGGACATTTTCATACACCTACAACGATGTATGTTAATGACGTAAGGTTATGGGTTAATGGAAGTACTGAAAGCTACAACACATATGCCTTAGAACAACTAGCTAGCATGGGTAGACCATGTCAATGGTTGTTGTTTGCTAAACCAGGTTTAGGTGTAACAGCAGAATACTTAGTAAAGCTTGGCAACAACGAATAAAAAAGATATAATATTAATATGACTATTAATAATGTCAAGTCTAAATGGCATTTACAAAGTATAGAGTATAGTGGTTTAGGTGATAAGCCAAACTTTATACTAATGAATGACGAAGGCGATTTTAAAATGATACCAGTAACAAAAGGTATTCATAATTTAAGAAAGTTATTAGACTTAGAAATTGAATAGAAGTATTTTTATGTACTCACTACTTATGTAATCGTACATAAAAATACAGGAAGGAATGTTATGAGCAATAACGTTGACTTGCTATCCCCTTTTCCACAGGAGTTAGTAAGAAAAGCACCCGCAGGTAAGTTCGGTGACTATGTGCCACATGCACATTATGTTGAAAGACTACGGGACAGTGGAGTTAAATACACCTGGCATTGTGAACCTATCTATGGTACACATAACAGTGAGAATAGAATAGTAGGTGCTAAAGGTACTATAACTATTGAAGGCATGGGAAGTTACGATGGCTTTGGTGATATAGATACATTCAAGTTAAACAACGATAAGTTTAACGATGGCACTAACTTAAAAGACGCAGAGTCTGACGCATTCAAACGTGCATGTATGAGGTTTGGCCTTGGCGTAGAGCTATGGTCAGGCAGTAAACAGTCAGAAGAAGAAGCTACTGCTAATTCTGAACCTGAAGATAAGGTAGAAGTTACTAAGATTGACATGCGTAAGAAAGAAAACAAACCTACTAAGGAAGATGTTGAACGCATGAATGCAATCATGGATAGTATTATAGGTGAAGACAATGGTGATACAGTTAGAAATGTTGTTGATACACCAGAAGAACCACCGTTCTAATGGCACAGGATTTATCATTCATAAGTAAAACAATTCAAAATATGACTGAAACTGTACAGAATACAGAAACATTACATAAAATAATTGGCACAGCTAATCAATATGCTATGACTATGAAGTTTCCATTAGATAAAACTGAATGGTCTGATAAACAATTAGACAAGTATCTATCTATGATTGAAAAATTAGTAGAGATGCCTGTAGAATATACACAAGATGATTTTGAAAGTATGGATTTACTTGAAAAATTAGAAAGTGTTGGTTTAAAAGCAACTGAAATAGAACCAGGATTGCAAGAATCTGGTGATATGTTAGGAGATATAGTTAATAAAATGGAACAACAAAACAAATATAGAGACGACCTTAAATGTCCATGCCCTAATAAATTAATGGTATGGGATAACAGGAAGTCTAAAAAGTCAGATAAAAGTCCAGACTTTACTTGTTCAGGTAAGACACCTATGGAGTGTCCTATGCATACAGGTAAATGGAAGAAATCATGGTGGTTAGATAACAGTGACATACCAGAGGAATGGGGAGTATGATACCTGAAACATTTAGAGGTGAAGAAATACCAGCATACATTAACAGCAAGACGCAACTAGTAGCGTATGTATTAACTAGATACATGGGAGAAAGTCCTATAAGTAACTGGGAGTTTGTAGCTGAGTTATACTGCCATAGATTTGGTGGTATTATACATAACCTTAGGCAGAAAGGTTATAAGATAAAAACTTTACCAGCAAAGAAACGTGGTTTAGTACATTACTATTGTTATGAACTACCAACAAAAGCTGCCATTAGCTAATGATAGAACTAGTAGTTGGGTGTTTGTTTCCTATGTTACTTACACCTAACAACTTACCTGAATACCAAGAATGTTTATACGTACAAGGTAACATTAAATATGTATCCACACATACAGACTTAGTATCCAGGTATTTTAAGGAGGAAGACATCTTGCAATCACTTAATATTATTTACTGTGAAAGCCGTGGCCGCACACGTGCAGTTGGTAACAATACAAATGGTACGCAAGATGTTGGACTCTGGCAATTTAATGATGACACTTGGGCTTGGTTAACACCTAAGCTTGGTATACTAGAAGATAGATTTAATCCAGAAGTATCTACAGCAGTGGCTTCTTGGTTAGTATACAATGACGGTTGGCATCATTGGAACAGTAGTAAACATTGCTGGAAAGGGTATGACAATGAAATGTTGTGGTATAAGACTATCAATAGTATGTCCAATAACTGACCAAGTTTATTGCGATTACTGTGAAAAAGTATGGGGACATGTAGATGAGTTTATCTAATGTCTTTAAAAACTTCAGACGACAAATACATCACACAAAAAATTTAATCTGTATGGTATGTAAAGAAAACTTTTTTACAGATGAAATAATTACAGATTGGTGCGGTGAATGTATAGAAAGATTAGGAGATGAAACATATGGGTAAGAAACCATTTGACGTTAATGATGTAAATATATTTACACATCCAAAGTATATGAAAGTATGGGCACAACAATTTAATAAAGCATGCGGTAGTGATACATTTAACGTAGCACCTGACATGAAAAAACTTAGGTTCTTAATGGATAAATTTGTAATTGATTACAACTATCACTTAGGACAATTAGAGGAGGAGTAATGAATAACTTTAAAACATTTACAACAAGAGAAGAACGCGACCATATTACAGACGATAGTGCTAGAGCTAGACGTAGAAATTGGGTAAAAGAAAAAATAGAATTAGCTAAGACTATTGAAACATTTGGTGGTAAAAGATTACTAGGTGTTACTGATAAAGACATACCGATATATGTCAAATATACATTTGATAAAAATACTTTAGATATAAAGATAAGTCTTACACATACAGAAGACGCTATACGTAAAGCTAAGTTATGTCCACGTAAAGTAACTGCCGCGTTACATGAAAGTATTAACGTAGAACATGCTATGCGTCCTAAGACAAAGAAAGACCACGGTGAAGTAACACAACGTACAATAGATTACATATTAAAACTTATAGAAAAATCTTCGTTAGATTATTATCGTGAGAACAAACAAGTTACATCTTTAATGTTTATGTATATATCTAATTGTATATACAGTGGTTCACATGAACCAGGTAAAGTAAGATGGATGGATATTAAACAAGGATGGAACTTACCTCAAGGTATGTACTTTACAATAGATGGATAGCTTATCAGACTTACGCGAAGAAGCCATGCAGCGTGCAGGGGGACGCTGTGAGTGGGCTTATTGTAACGACAACAAATGGCTGGAGTTAGCACATATACAGGGTATAGGTATGGGCGGTAATAAGAAACGAAAGTTTGATATTAATAATGTAGCGATATTATGTAAGTATCATCACGATATATATGATGGAAGACAGAGGGTAGGAACTTCAGTGGCGTACAGAGATTTATTAAAAGGTTTTTTAAAAAGAGAAAGCAACCACTTTTAACATCTGACGCAGATTATTTTTTCTTTTTAGAGTAGTAGTCTTTACCAATCTTTTCATAATTAGCCATAGTCTTCATAACATTTGCACGATTTTGAAATCTTAAACCACGGTATACATTAGCTACATCAGCTGCAGTTAATGCTTCTTTTTTACCACCACCTGCTGATTGAAAAGCTTTTTGTGCTAATGCATTGTGTTGTTTAACACGTCTTTGTAATTCATTTTGACCTAATCCAGTTAATCCTGCACCTATAAATCCATTATCATCTGGTCTTTGATACTTAGGTGGTTTACCTGGTTTACCTGGTTTACGTTGTTTAGCCATTAACTAATTCTCTTTTGTTTTTTACCTTTAGATTCTATAATTCGCTCTCTACCATAAGAAGTATTTTTACCTAAAAAGAATGTACTTGGATTACGACCAACATATTCAGAAGAAATACCTTTACGAACAAATTTGTCAAATTGTGTATCTGTAAGATTATAATATGGATTTTGTTTTTTATATTTATCACTTGACCCATATTTATAACCAAAATCAAACCACATATTTTGTTTAGATTTAGGCATATTAGATAAATCACCTACACTTTTACCACTCATAATTTCAGTATGACGTTCTAATCTTTTAGCAGCGCGTTGAGCATGTTCAATTTGTTCTGCTACAAATTCAAAACCACTAGGTATATCAGTACTAGTTTTATCGTGATTATTATATATTTGAGATTGACTATGTCCTTTTGGTTTAACCATTATTTACTTACTTTACCTGCTGGTTTAACTAATTGTTTCTTAGCAAACTCTTTAATTACTACTAACGCAGCACCAGCACCTGACAAAGCAGCAAGTTGTAATGCGTTAGCATCTACACCTACTAAAGGTGCTACTGTTAATGCACCAATAAAAGCTTCAACAAATGTCCATACTGTTTTTTCTAATATATCTTTATATTCTTTACTCATATTGTCTCCTATTATAACACAACTATCTGGATTTAATAATTCTTTCTATTATTTTTGAAAAACCTTTAGTAGCTGCTGATTCTTGTTTTGATAACTCTTTTAATATACTACGTGTACGTGTCAATGTTATGTTGTCTAATGCTTCAGGTCTTAAGTTTTTTAATTCATCTGAGGCACCTAATTTATTTCTTAAATCTTTGTATGCAGGTAACTTCATTATTTCTGAATCAGTTAAAGAATCAACAGTAAACTTCTTTGTACCTACAGATGCAGGGTCTGCTGTTTTAGGTGCAGGTGTTTCAGGTTTAACTTCTTTTGCAGTTTTAATATCTGGAACATTACTAGAACCTATTGTTACAGGTGATTTAATTCTACCTGATGATTTAATATTAACAGATGTTTTTAACGCAGATGCAGCTGTATCAGTTGCACCACTAGTTTTAAGATACTTTTTAATATTACTACTATCAAATGTACCTGCATCTAAATCAGTTGCAATTGCATTCCAAGCTATGTCATTAGGATTAATTGCACCTTGGTCAACTAATGTTCTTAATGTACGTTGTCTTCCTGCATATAAATTAACATCACTATTAGCTTTCCAACTACCTGATTCAAAATCCCAACCAGATACTTTAGCAAGTACAGCAGCTCTTTTAGCTCCTTGTGATGCACTTTCTCCTGATAATAATACTACTTTATTTTTAGTTAATGGGTCATAACCTTCTGGTTCTATACCAGTAAAATCTAATTCAACTTCACGACTTACACTTTTATGTATGTCTGCTGTCTTACCATAATTTAAATCTCTTACTACAGGACCTGAGTCACTTACATTACCTGTTGTAACAGATTTATCAACTTTATAGTTACCAGTTTCTGCATCTTTTTTTAAATGTAATTCTGTGGCTACATCAGGATGTAATTGTTTAGCAACTTGTGTTGGACTTGCTCCAGCTTCTCCTAATCTATTCATTTTTATTTGGTCTAATATTCTTTGAACTTCCATGTCATCAGTCATTTCATATGATAGACCAGTAAAAGAACTCTTTATTTGAGATACTTGTCCAACTCTTTCTGGTTCTTCAATTATGTCAGAAATATAAGGTGTTGTTGTGTGTTGAGCATTCTTATCTAAACCAGTACCCATCCAATCTTTGTTATCTACATTAGCTACAACATCATCCCAAGTTTTACCTAAAACATAATCATCTAGTTGAGCATCAGGAATACCAGCAGCTACACCAGCTTTTCTATGTCCTGCTTTAATATTTTCATAATCTTTTACTGCTGTTAATAAAGCAACAGAAGGTTTACCTTTTGCTAATCTACTACTAAAGTATTTTTCTATTTCTGCAATACCTTTTATAGCACCAGGGTCTCTAGATACAGCTCCTCCTATACTTGCTTTACCTCTTGATTGATAACTAAATATATTTTTTCCTTCGTCCTTACCACCTCTTGCATAATCTGGACCAACATAACCAGACTCACTACCTATAAGTTTATTCTTAGTTATATCTCCTGCTTCTTTAACTCCTTGTATTGGATTTTCTGTAGTAACTTTAGGTTTATTTACAGGTCTAGCTGTTGATTCCATTTCTCCAAATGATAAATTTCCTGATGCTGTATCTAATCTATTCATTATTGTAAGTTCATCTGAGCCAGGACCCATATTAATTTTAAGTTCTTCTAACTCTGCTTTCTTAGCTATCAACTGATTAGTGTAGTAATCACCAACAGACATACCAGCAAACTCATCTAAAGCAGGATTTATTAATGTTGTAGTTGGAACTTTAGGGTCTAATCCTGAACGCATTCTAGCTTTGTTTTGACGTACTAACCTCTCTGCATCAGTAGTTGTTTTGTCAGCAGCAGATATAGGTCTACTGTAATCATCATCACTAAAACCTGCGATAGTATCTTCTAATACTTTAATATCGTCCATTAGTTGAGCTGAATGAAGTCTTTGATTACCTTCAGCAAATATTCCAGAGTCTGTAGATATAATTGCATTATCAACAGTTATTGTTTTATCTGTTACACCTGGTATATATTTTTCTGTTGGTTCTGCATATTTTTCCCAATTCATTCCTCCAACATTTTGTAGTTCATTTGGTAAATCAAATTGACTTACTGATTTTATTTTAGGTCCACCAATACCTTGACCTAAATTTGCTCTTGTTCCACCAATACCTTCACCTTTGAATTGTTCATTTAATAAAAAATTTGTAACATCTCCTGTTTTATTTTTAGTAGTTACACCGAACCCTGCATCTTCTAACACACCTGTCATTAAATTATATTCTTTTTGACTATATCTTTGAAGGAATTGTGTAGGAGTATACTCAGTAACTTCATCTAATATTTTTTTAATTTTATTTTCTGGACTTGAACCTCTTGATTCAGAAATTAATTCATCAGCTAAATCACCATCAAAAACTATATCTTTAGGCAATCCTTCTTTTGGAGTTAAGTCACTCCCTGTTTCTTCACCAAACTTTTTACCTTTTACAAAAGGCATTAATTCTCTCATGTAATTCTCCTGCCGTTTAGTTTAGCAGACAATGTTTGAACTTCACCACTTATTTCTTCAAGTTTTTCCATAACTGTAGTTGATAATACAACATCGTCAGTTGATTTATTAGATGTTTCTTTAATATCTCCATCATAATCTATATAAGTTACTGTTACTTCCTGTCCAGACTCTATAGCTTCAGCAACACGTGGGTATACAAGTTTGTATGCATCAACACTAGAGCCGACAAAGCCGTCTTTCTGTATAATATTACTTGTCTGTGTGTTACCCATTATTAAACAACCTGCTGTATGCTCATCAGTATTACCTGTATGCCATAGTATGTACTCAAATCCTGGTACATCTTGTACCCATATCATACCTTTGTGAAAATCTTTACTATATTTAGCTACATATCTACTATGAAATCCGCCTTCAGTACGTAGTTTAAGCTTATATGTACCAGCAGGTATACGTGTTTCACCCCAAACTTTAACATCACGTTGTTCATCTTCTAATGTGTAGCACATAAATGTACGCTTATTATTACTAACATCAAACAATATTCCAGATGTCGAGTCTTTTTGACTACTAAATCTTAATACTTCAAATTTCATATGGTTCCCATACAGCACACCATCCTCCGGGTGCTACTTGTTCCTCGAATTTAATGCAATAGTTATTAAGATAATGTTTGCAATTACCACAATACTCACCAGTTGTATTACTTCTTGCAACATAAGCTCCAGGTAATTCCATCAATTACCACTTAACTTTATCAGCCCAATAAGCTGCAGACATCTTACCTTTTTTAATATTTTTAGCGTGTCTAGCTTTAAAAGATTTTTTTCTAGCTTTTTCTTTAGCTGACTTTGGTTTTTTTCCTGCACCTGACACACCTTGTTGACCAAATCTTATAAGTTTAAGTTCATGTCCTTCTTGTGCTAATACTACATGTGATTTAGTAGCATGTTTAGGTGTACGCTTAGGTTTGTTAACCCCAGATAACCCGTGTTTTTTTATTAAAGCTGCTTTTCTATTTGCATGTGCCATTAATTCTCCTGTTTTCTTTACGTACTAAGTATAATGTTAAAGGATTAGTTAGCCAATTCACAAGCACAGCTAATATCGCCATACTTACAGTTACAAATTTTAATAAAGCTACCATCTTCTCTTTCACTTATCATATCTTACAGGCATCTCCACAATCATCATCAAACTCATGTGAAGTGTCTACAAACTTTGGATTATCTACAAATAGATTATCAGGAAGTTCAAACTTTTCTTGCATTTCTATATGTAATTCACTCATTTTACCCATTAGTGACCATGTGTATATGACCATAAGTCATCTACTTGATTTCTTATATCGTCTATACGCCAATCGAAGTCATCAAATTTCCACCATTTATCATTAAACTGTGTCTCTATTATTAACACTCTATCTTTAAGTTGGTCAAACTCCCACGAATCTACACTATTACTATCTTGTATATCATGGTAATGATTACTTTGATTAGCTTCTAAGAATGTAAGTCTATCTTCTATATACTCTACGTCATATAATTTTGTATCTAAATCATATACTTGTTGTTCTAGTATTAATACTCTATCTTCTAAGTATTGACTATCATAACTAGATTGTTCTAGTTGATATATCTTTTCATACAACACAGATATCTGTGCTTCTACTTGGTTCTCAGCTATTATATTTTCGAGATTAGATACTCGTTCATCGATAGTAGATAAGGTATCAACCATTCTACCAGCAGTATTAATCCCTCCAGCAAGAGCACCCAACATAGTGAAAATACCCAAAACCACACCAATGTTTTTTCGTAATTTGTCAAGCACTATCCACCTAACTTAATTAATATCTCTGTTATAGCCGAATTTAATTCCTGTTCTCTCATAGCTAAAGATATCAAATCATCTTTAGCATCTGTTATCTGTACCATAAGTACAGCTACTTCTTGTTGTAAGTCATTGACTGTTTTAAATAACCATCCCACCAATGCAGCTAATCCACCTTGCAGTACTTGACCTAGATTAACTTGTTGTTTCATTTATCCCATTCCCATTCATTTGAATGATTATCGTTACTTAATTGTTTAAGGATTATAATTATTTCTTTTAAAAAATACCCTATTAAAAATCCTATTATGTAATCCATAAATTGGATTATATCATTAAGATTCTGAATATTCTATATTATCTTTAATTTCATCAAATAATTTTTTAGGTTTACGTTTAAATATTGTTGAATTGTATCTAGTAGTTTTTTTTGTGTACATAGTCATAGATAAATTTGTATCAATCCATTGTTGTAACATAGGTCCAGCAGATATTTTATGTAATCTAACAGGTTTATTAAATACAATTTTATATAAAGGTTGTCCTTTACTAAATTTAGCTTTACCATCTATAGCTTGAAAAGCAAAAGGAGCAGCTAAACTTCTAGCCATTTTTCCTACGTTTAACCTAGCTTCAATAAACCCTATTTGAGAATAATCATTACTTGTTTCAGTTGATTGTAATCCCATAAGATTTAATGCTAAATTTTCATCTTCACTAACAAATATATAAGGAGTAGATATTTGAAACATAGATTTTAAAGGGTCGTACCATTGTTCTTGACCAGTAGCTAATGTAGTAAATGGTGACCATATATTTTCTGTTTGCAAATCTTTAGATGTAGCAGTAAATTCTATAAACTCATAGTTATTTATTTTTTCTACATATTTAAAATTAGGTTGTATTTCTAAATCAAAAGGAGTTTCAATTACTCTTGTTTGCCTAGCATAAGCTGATACATTAGGACAAGGAGCTAATACAGGATATTTATCTGGGTCACTATATATTGATGAAGGTACTGGAATATTAGGTAAAGTAGTCCAATATACATCTGTTCTTTTTTCCACCATAAAATTATTTTAACATTAATAAATATATACTGAAGGTATATCTTCTAGTTCTGGTATATCTAATTTAACTCTTGTACCTGTTGGTTCTTCTACTTGTGCAGATAATCCAGGAATAATTGTATTAACAAATGTATTATATTTTTCTTTAGTAGAAAAATAATACAAACCATCATGTGCAGCTACATTATAAGTTACTGTTTGTTCTCCTAATTCATCACCATTAACAGGATTAATATATTCAGCTATTACTTCTGTATAAGAACAAGCAGGTACTGATACTTCACATACTGGTACATTTTTATCAGTTATCCAATCACCAGCATTCATATCATTAACAACATCTTCTTCTTCAAAACCAAAACTATCTTTCCAATTTCTGTGACTTTCTACATTAATATCGTAATTAGCTTTCATTATGTATAACTTCCTCCTGCTAATAATCCTCCAGCTTTACCATTTTGAGAACCACCATTAGATGATACTGTACCATTGTTGGTATATGTACCTGCAGCAGCAACAATTAATGTTCCTCCACCAGAACCTCCACCTGTTCTTGGATTACCTGAAGAGTTTCCACCTCTACCATATGTATCTATTTGACCACCTGATGCAACTGTAATATTTCCTGTAGCATATACAACCATAGAAGCACCATTTCCATTATAACCTGTGTTACCAGGACCAGAGTCACTTGGATTTCTTGAGTTATTAGAACCACCAGAACCACCAGGGTTACCTGTTCCACCGTTACCACCGAAATCTTGTGTCCAATATCCCCAATATGTGTATCCAGAAGCTCCTCCTGCTCCACCAGCACCAGCATTAGATGCTGCAGCACTACCACCACTTTGTCCACCTTGATAATGTCCAGGGTAACCTACACGACCACCAGCTCCTCCTCCAGAACCACCTGAAAATGTATGAGCTGAACCACCTGCACCACCAGAACCACTGTTACTAGCAGCTTCTCCTAAACCTCCACCACCTGCTGTCATAGCAGTAGTTGTATTTGAACCTGCTGTATTTCCTGCAGCTCCACCAGACATTGTTATAACTGTACTACCAGCTACCCCATTTTCAGTAGAATTTACTGGTACTGATACAGCTGAACCATATTGTTGTCCTCTAGCATAAGTAGATAATCTACCATTAACTGTTAAATTTCCATCAACATATAAATATAAACCTAAACAAGCATCAGTAGTGTTACCTGATGTAACTGTAGCACCAGCATTAATAGTTAAGTTTCCATCAACTCTAACTAAACATAATGCATCATGTGTATGTGAAAATTCTGTATTACCTAATGTTTGAGCAGAATCGTATCCTGTAAATTTAGCAGCTATTGTATTACCACCTACATTAATACCATTACTTTCATAGCCATTACCAGTTGTAATATCTACAGCTGAACCTGATGAAGCATAAGAAAGATTTTGCATATGGAATAATAAATCAGCAGATACATCTGTTCCTTCATATCCTCCACCACCTGATGTTATGATGGCCCTAGCTAATCCTATAGGTGCCATGTGTTACCCGAATGCTAGTTGTGAAATTATATAAACTGTTGTTCCTGCGTCTTTAAAAATAAATGTAACAATATCTACTGCACCTGCAGCTGTACTTAATGTTAATCCTGCAGCACCTGCAGTTTTACCTGCAGTTTCAGCTTGACCATTTACAGTTGTTTTGTTAATAGCCATAGTTCTAGAACCTGTGCCATCTTGTGTAACGATTAAAGTAAAAGTTGCTATTCCTGCAGCTGGTACATTTGTAAAATCTATATCAGTAACAGAATGTGCTAATGTAACTGAACCTGTATTACCATTAGCTAAATTAATTGCTAATTCTGCAGCAGATGTTACATCTTGGTCTGTTTCAGCATAATCTTTTAATATTTTGTTAGTCATTGTAGTAGCACCGCTATCTACATAAGCTTTAATTGATTGTTGTGAAGAAACTTTAACTGCTGAGTTAGAACTCATATCATCTTCATCTGCTAGGAAATCTATGTTACCTACTTGTACTGCACCTGCAGCTATTGTTGTAGCTACAGCTGATGTAGCATCTGTTAATGTACCTGTTACGTCACCTGTTAAAGCTACGTCATTAATTCTATCGTGTAAGTCTTCAAACATTTCACCAACTACAGCCATACGTACTGTACTACCATCATCATGTGTAGGGTCTGGTGAATGTCTACCTTCTACATCTCTAACTACTGTTTGCATATTAGTACCGGATGATGCAGTTACTCTAATTACTTCTCTTTTTGTAGTGCTATCAGGATTGATAACTAAATAAAAAGGAGCAGTTATATTAGAACTAGCACCATCATGTGTAGGAGCTGCTGATAAATCTAATTGTGTGTCTGATGCACCTACAGCACCATCTAATGTTGTTTCAAAAAAGTTACTAAAACTTGCTAGTGTATTTGTCATTAAGCTATTTTCTCCGTGTTAACTGTTTTACCAAGAGTTGAAAATCCAAAACTTGCTAGTCCGATTATAGCAGAATATTCAACATCGTCAGTAAAATCTATATCTTCGTCTATAGGTAAATTACCAATAGTGTCAATGCCTAGACTACCACCTTCTTTTAACATTATCAATATTGACATAATTTATATCCTACCATATTTTTTTTATCCACCAAATCTTATTCTACCTAATACTTCTCCACCAAACAAATGAACACTTGATGGAGCAGTAACTGTTGTCTGTCTAGTACCACGTACAGTTAATACTGCTATTTGTGTAACAGAACCACGTTCAGCATTAGATATTACAGGATAACTTATAGATTCTACAACACCTTTAATTACTTCATTAGGGTCAAATATTTCTAAAGTAACAGCATCACCTTCTAATAATCTAAGTTCATTGTATAAAGCATCACCAAGTTCTTTAACTTTAATTGGTGTTCTACCAGGTCTTTCTACTCTATCACTAATGTTTATAGGTATTTGTGCAACTACAAGTTCCGGTCTAGCTAGTGCTCTAAATTGTAATGATTTAACTTTAGGTGTATCTCCTCCATCAGAATTTAAAACTAATTTGCCAATAATATAACGTGCAATAGGTTTAATTTGTACTTCAGAATCACCTGTACCAGATACTTGATTAACAGCTCTTTCATAATTTGCACTATCTGGATTATCTAAATCTTCAAAGTTATTACTAAATAACAATTCTACTGATGTATGATTAGGTAATTCTTTTGTAGATACTTCTGCACCAACAAACTGTTTTGACTCAGCTGTAAAGAAATCTGCTGCAGATGTTATAAGATAACCTGTAGTTTCGTATGTAGATGTTTCTATATATACATCTGAACCTGCTACACATATAACAAATTTACCACCGCTTTGTACAATTCCAGTTACAAAACCATTACCAGCTGTTTGCAAATCTCTAGCCAAACCACCTGTAGGTAGGTAGTATCGCCACAAATTTGTTTCATTAGTTGCTTCTTTTATTCCTATATATACACTATCTCTTGACACAAACATTGACTTAGGTGTTGTATCTACAGCTGTTACCCATTCTTTTATTAACTGTCTTTCAGATAATACATATAAATTATCAGCAGCAATAAGTTGTAGTTTATATAAACGTCCTACATTTCTAGATACTTCTTTAGTACCTATAAATATTATTCCTTCTGCAGCAGCTATTGAATGTACTTCCTCATAAGGTATTTTTGTTTGACCTTGATTAACAAATACAGATGTAGTAGATGATAATTTAAATGAATATACAGTACCATCTGTACTTGAAGCTAATACTGCAGCTCCACCATCAACAACACCAGTAATACTATGTGTAGGTTCTATTTCTACTACACTATCTGCATCAGCTAACCAACCTGTATCCCATGCATCAAATGGACTTCTTTCCCATAAATACTCAGCTGTTCCATCGTTACCTGATATCCATAGTCTATTTTTTACATACCATACACCTGTTAAACCACCAGAACTAGATTGTGCAGTAGTTAACGTACTCCAGGAACTACCATCAAATTTAATTAATTGTGAACCAGAAGTACCATTTTTAGTTGTAGCGTATAAACCATTACCAAATGCAGCTATACCAGTAAAGTTATGTGTGGCACCAGATGTACCAGCATTTATTGTTGTCCAGTTTGTACCATCATACTTATGTATATTTGTAGTATCAGTTACATAAATATCACCATTAGTAGTTTGTGTCATGTAATTATTGCCACCACCTAAAGATTTGTTTTGTGTCAATGTTGTATGTAATAAATGTATATTGTAAGATACTTCATCATCTCCGTGAAATACATCTATACCTTTACTATCCCAAAATCTATTTACATCATCTGGTTCTGCATTACTTCTATGTGCAGTATCTAAACCTTGACCTGCAGAAAAATTAGTTCTTGAATATATACGACCTAAGTTAGATGTAAAGTCTTCAGGATTTTGTTTAACATTAACTGCTTGTCCTGCTTGTACATCAGATGACTGTATAGTCATAGGATTATTAGGATTTATAGCTGCACGTAATAACAATTTATCTATACGTACGTCATACCCATATCTTTTAGGATTATCTATAAACTCAGTAGTAGGTATCCTAGGCATTAGGTTGGATAAAGTATGCTATTAAGTTGTACTGGTTCAGGGAATTTAGACCTTAAATTACTACGAGCTTGTTGTATTAACAATTGCTGATATCTTAATAAACTATTTCCAACATTACTAGAACTACCTATAGGACTTACAGATGTTTCTAATTGTTCTGTTATATAAGATGCATTGAGTTTAGATATATCTTTACCTGCAATTAACTGTGCGGCTGTACCTGTCATAACAATTGGTTCATATTCTGTTTCTAAACCTACTGAAGCTAAAGTTGTAGTTTCTGCTGTAGGTGTAACAAACTTCTTTTTAAATGTTACATACACAGTATGTCCTGCTGATATATTTACAAATTGTACCGCGTGTACAACATCAGGTCCCGTTGTGTATGTTTTAGTTCTTTCTGTTTGAGTATCATCTGTGTATACAAAAGGATTAGGAAGGTCAATCATTTCTATAGCTACACCATTGTATTTAAGTCCTGTTTGGTCTGAACCTGCTTGCCAATCTGTATATTGTGATATAGCTTTAAGAGGTGTTATTAAGTAATTATTAGTATCTACATTACTACCGTATGTACCTAAAAGTTTATAACCTGTACTAGCAGTAAGCTCTATTGTTTCTGTTGCAAATAATGTAGGGTATAGGTTTTTAATTTGGTCAACTATAGCTTCATATACATTTTTACGAGGAAATGCAGGTGCTATTTTAATTAAAGAACCATTTTCATGTTCCGCAGCAGTAGTACCTCTTTGTCCTCTTTTAACTGTAATTTCATTAACTGTAGCATTAAGAGCTGTTGTATACATAAGCTCTTGTCCTACTTCAACAATTGCACCAGCATCTAATGCATCTTCTTCTTCAATTGAAAACAAGTCACCATCATACTTTAATGTTGTACCTGAACTTGTTAATCCTGTTTTACTATCAGAAATAGAATCTGTATTAGTTATATAAGAATATGATTCTACTTTATCTACAGGTTCTAAATATTCTCTATATACCCTATCGACTAGGTCGCCTATTGTGTCACTCACAACGACTCCTAACTTTGTTTAAATATTAAATTTATTGTTCTATCGGCTGCTTCAGAGTTACTAGATGTTACTCTTAAAAATCCAGGAGAAGCAAAAGCCCAACCACTAGGGTCTACTCTTACTACATTTCCTGCTGAAACTGAGTATGATACCTCAGTACCATCTGTTTCTACTACGTCATACCATGTTGTTCCATTAAATGAAAAATCAAATGTTACTGTTGAACCAGTCATTGCTGCTGGAAATACAATACCAGATAGTAATAAACCATCACACTGTGCAGCGGATGAGTTTGTAGCATTGTCTGAAATGTCGATTAAAACTTCTTTTTGTAATTGCATATCTTCCTTACTATAGCAGAAGAAATGGGAGGAAGGTGGATTCCCCCCAAATCTTCAAATTAAATTAAGCTACTTTAGCTATCTTTAGATGGTATGAAGGAGGACCGAAGTCGTATCCCATTTCCATATAGATACCTTTAGCAACCTTTGCATCTGCATTTTGGTCAATATCTCTTACGAATACTGTTCCGTATCCAGGGATATTTGTAAAGACTGGCTGTATAAAAGCGAAGTCTAAGATAAATGCATTGTTATCAGGCATGATATTAGGGTCAATAACCATCATTCCAATCTGTCCGAATGGAGTAACGATTACGTCAATATCAATACCAGCAAGGTTTCTATCTCTAGGTAAGATAGCACCTGTGATTCCAACAGAACCAGCAAGTAATTCTTTGTTTAAGTCCAAAAGTTGTTTTGGAGTTACGCAAAGTACTGGCTGAATCATTGGAGCATGTGCATCATACAATCTCTTAAGAGAGTTAGCGATAGCGTCCCAAGATAATACTTGAGCATCACCTGTTGCACCGTTACCAGTAGTACCGTTCCAATAGATGTTACCGCCTGTAAATGTAGGAGCAACAGTGTTATTTGCATTTGCATTTAATGATGTGTACTCAGAAATACCACGCATTTCTCTGGTTCCTGAACCAGGTGTAGCGTGAGCACCGTCTGCGTAACCACCGTTAAATGCGAACCATTCTACTTCTCTAGCTACTTTTTCAAGAGCTAAAGACATTTGCTCTGCAAATTCGTCTACTATTGGGTTACCACCAGCAAGTCCTAATAAGGTTCCTGCAGTAGTTGTTCCATCACCATCAGATGAAGCTACGGTATTTATTGGACCGCCAGCTGCATTAACAGAAAATGGATTCTGATTTTGAAATGTTGCCATAGCTGTGTAAGTGAGCTTGACACCTTTATGGAATATCTGTGTCACACCTGTGTACGCAACTCTATCTCTTCCAAGATATTCTGTTGGTGCACCACCTTCTTGACCTTTATCAGGTTCAGAATTTACTGTGTGTGAGTCAGCAGCTTGTATTTGCCAGAAGGTAGATTGTAAAACCTTACCTCCGTTCAAGCCACCTGTTGCAGATAAGAAAGGAGTTCTTTGACCACCTACACGGAATAGCTCCCCCGTAAAGTTGTTAATCTTTTGGGAGTAAAGTGTGTCACCTGTCAGCGTTATTGCTGCCATGATTAACCTCCGTATATGTCGTATTAAATTCTTTTACTTATTTGTTTTGTCTTGTTCCATGATTGTTAACCTAGCTCTAAGTGAATCTTTAACATTTGCACCTTGTAAAGCTTTGGCTAATTCTTCATTGGTACTTAAAGGTACGTCTGAAACTGAATTTGCATCAAGTGCAGCTACTCTAGACCTAGCATCGTCTTGAATTATTGGTTCAGATACGGGTTGTGTTACTTCCTGTACTTGACCAGTTGATTCATAACCATACTCTTCTTTAGCAAACTGTGAGATAGACTCTGTATCAATTGGTCCATCATACACTTGTTTTAACGCTTTGCCGAAACCCTTGTCAGTAGATAATCCTAACTTACCAAAGACATTATCTATTTCTTTATCTTTATAAGAAGCTAGTTCTGCCTCAAGTTTTTTGATAGCATCATCTTTTCTATCAATTGTTTCTCTCATTTGTTTTACACCATGTTCTTGCGGTGCATCAAATTCTTCCATTTTGTACCTCCACTATGTGTTAACCTATCAGACAAGACCATAGGCATCTTGCCGTGGTGCTACCTTAAACACTTGACTTATCTCTCTGGTAGCTACAAGCTATAAGTCCATTACTCTACGGTTTTAATACGAGCTTTCAACGTAGGCTTCGAAAGCTGATTGCAGGTCTATTAAGCGGACCACGCAACGCATAAACTATATTATAGCAGGTTATTCAATTAGTCCAGTAACTTTGCCATCTTTTTTTGCAGCACCTAATGTATATCCCATTTGAGAGCTAATATTTCCTTGTATTCTGTCTAGCTTTTGTGTAGCTGTCATATCACCTGTTACTGAACTTTCTAATGTTCCTATATTTAAATCTCTACCTGCAGCTCTAGCACTAGACATTACACTACCAGCAGTACCATACAATGATTTAGCTTGTTCTTCAGTCATTCCAAGTTTTCTTAACTGTTCAAATCTATTAAATGTTGAACTAAAACCTTTTGATTTAGCTTGTGCTTGTAAGTTAAGTGTTGATATATCACCAGCTAACATCTTATCTTCAATTGTTGGATTAACTAATGCAGCAAAAATACTTCCACTATCAACATCTAAACCATATCTATCTCTAAATAATTTTTCTACTTCAGGTATTTTATCTTTAACACCAGCGTATACAATGTCTACTCTATCTTGAAATTCAACTGCAGATACTGGGTCTTCTTCTTCACCACCACCTATCATGTCATTAAAGAATGGTTCAAAGTCTTCAAAATTAGTAACACCTACTTCAGATAATGTTTCTTTATAACTAGCTTTTGTAGATAAAGCAGTAAGTTCATCTACAACTAATGAACCATCTTTACGTTGTAGGTATGCAAATTCATCTTTCCATTCTTTAGTTTCTCTAGTTGCTGCTAAAGCAATGTTAGCATCTCCACTTTTAGCCCAAGATTCAGCATACTTACCTACTATATCTTCAGGTAAAAATGCAGCATAAGCTGAGGCCATATCTACACCTTCGTCATATGCAGATGTTTGTACCCACCCTTGTTCTTCCATAAGTTCTAGTTCAGATTTATCTTCACCTTCACGTTTACCAGATTGAGCAAATTTAACTTGACCATTCTTTTGTATTTTAACTTGTTTACTTACTTCACCTTCTAAAAAATTAGCCATACTATCCTCTAAAACTCTGTTGTGGAACTACACCTGTACCAAATGATTGCATAATACTTAATGCTAAATCATTTTTAGTTTTCTGCATACCATTACTTAAACCATATTCTCTTAATCTTTGTTGTTCTTTACTAACATCATTCATTTTAATTATCTCATCTAACAATGGGTCATTACTTGACAAGTCAACACCTAGTATATTTTTAGCAGTTGATTGTTTGCTTGACAATATAGTTGCCCAAGGTATATCTTCATCATACATATCATAAAATTGAAATCTAGTTTTCTTCATTTTAGCAATAATCGCATCTTCTGCATCTTTGCTATTGACACCTGCTTTACGTAAATCTCCTGCAAGTTTCTTTACATCAAAATCTGCTGAGTTATGCAAACTATCTGGTAAATAAGTATCCATTAAATCACGTACTCTTTGTTCACCATATACAGTTTGTGTAACAGTTTGTCCTTCTAATATGTTTAATACTTTAGAATCTAACTCTGTAGTTGATTGATTATCTAATATTGCATTTAATTGATTATTAGCTGAAGCAGTAGTAAAGTATCCAGTGTTAACTAACTCTGCTAATCCATTTGCTACTTCTTCTGGTAGTTCTACACCATAATTAGCTATTGATAAATCTTTAAAATAAGCTACATAGTTAGCATAGTTTTCTTTCCATTGTAAATTATCTGTAAACTCTAATCTCTCATTATCTATTTGGCTTTGTTTAAGGTTTAATTTTTTAAGAAGACCACCATAAGCATCTGTTTTTTCTAAATTACTTATAGCTTTAGCTACATCACCACCTGTTGCATACATTTCAGCAGTTAACAACCCTACATATTCTGGGTCATTCATTAATGTAGAAGTTATACGGCCTTTATTATTTTCAACAGCTTCGTTAAATCTTGATGCTAGTTCTTTATAATCAGAACCTTTTTCTAAATCTAATATACCTACAGGTACTGGTACTGTATATGGGTCAAGAAAACCTGAATTATATGCATTTTTACTTAATTCAGGTATTCCCATAGTTTCACGGTGTCCTGCTTCTATATCATCATCTTTAGGAATATCTCTTTTAGGAATGTTAGTTATATCTTGTAATACATAATCATCTGGTAAATCCATATAGTATTGATAAGGTGGGTCATGTACAACTATTTTGTATCCTTCACCTACAACATAAACAATATCTGCATCAGGATAATTACTTTGATAATTTTCTATGTTATCTTTTTTAGCGTCATTTACATTTTTTATAATACCAGGAGCAGTATCAACTGTTAATTCTTCTCTATCGACCATAAGACCAAGCTTTCTTTTCGACTCGTTTGTTTCCTAGTATAGCATCAATTGTCGATTCAACTCCTTTTTCTAAAAGCTGAGGTTGAGCAAGTGCTGCTCTCCAACCACCTTCACTAAAAAACTTTTTGTCTGCATATTGGTCTCTAGCTTCTCGAAGTTCAGGAACATACTCAAATAAAAGTTCATCTATGTAATAAGTAGGCATCTTTTTAATAAAGAAATCCATATTTTCTGATGTTTGTAACATTGCTTCTTGTTGTACCATTTCTAAATATCTTTCTTCTAGTTCAGGAAATTCTTCAAACAATTGTTGAAGTTCTGCATGAGAAGATACAGCTTCTTCTATTATTTCATTAGCTTCGTCTGTACCTTTATAACTATAAGGTGTATATAAATCTCTACTGTCAAATCCAGTCATAAGTCTATTTTTAGTAGCACCGTAAGTAACAATACCAGTAAGTACAGCTGCAGTAAACATACCTAATTCATACATAATAAATCTTCTAGCATTTTTAGCTAGATTAGGTTTAGCTTTAGCAATTCTTCCATATCTTAATCCTACTTCTATTGCTGCTTCTAAAGGAACAACAAGAAAACCTGGTACTTCTCCCATAGCTTTTCTTAATAAACTAGGTTCTACATCTGAATTTTTAGCAATATCATCTATTATTTCAGTACTACTTTTATTTTCTATTTCTTTTTCATACCATTCTCCAAACTCTGGTGTATCTAAAGGTGGCATACCACCAGGACCAAATCTATTAAATCTTTTTCTAAATTCTTCAAGATTATCTACATCTTGACCATCTGGGTTTCTAAATAATGCACCGCCTTCTGCTTGTGTACTACTGTAATATGCTTCATTTGGTATACCATGACTTGCTGCAGCACGTGAACCAGCTAAATCGTATCCAGATTGTCCACCAGTTATAACTTTACCTGTAATAGGTTGGTCTCCTACAATTTCTAAAACTTTATCAAATACTTTATTTAATTCATTATTAAATATTTCTTGGTCCATTGGTTTATCAAAACCAGTTCTTAGAGATTTATAAGCACCATGTCCAGCAATGTTAACTGTTTTACCAGTAGTTAAATGGTCTGCAATTATCTGTGCTAATTCATCTATTTGTCCACCTTTCATTGTTCCATCATCTTTAACAACAATTGGTTGATAAGGTTTTCCACCAGATTGTGTACTTTTTTTAGTTGCTCCGCTACCTGCACCTCTGTCATAAGTAGTTTGAGTTACAAAATCAATAGTAATATCTCCTACTGTACCACCAGTTGTACCAGTTCTTGCTCTGTAAGCATCTCCGGGTCCACCAAAATCACCTTCTACTTCAATCATTTTAGTTGGCGAAGGTGTAATACCTGTACCACTTTTTAATTTTTCAATTTCTGCTATTAAGTACTCATAAGTTTTAGGAGCTTTATTTTTTAAATCTCCTCTACCTGTTCCAATACCATCTTCAGGAAATACAATAGGTCTACCATCTGCTTTAATTTTTGCTATATCTTCGTCTATTATTTTTTTATTAGCTTCAAATTCATCATCAGTAAAAAAAGCACCATCTCTATTGTTAGGTTCTTTTTTAGTAGCTATGCCAAAAGCATTAGGTTCATCTCTAATAATAGCTTGACCACCTTTACCTACACGTTGTTCATTATCTCCAAAAATATATATCTTATCTGGATTATCTCTAAGAACATATTCATCCATCCATTTAATTGTTTCAAATGTTTGAGGTTTAACTTCAAGAGTCCCACTTTGTTTACGTTCTTGTATAAAGTTATCTAATGTTATAGCGTGTGATGTAGTAGCATCTGGTCTGTAATATCCTAATTTATAATCATCAGGTAAATTATCAATAATGTTTAATTGTTTTTCTCTCATTTCAGCTAATCTTTTTATTTTGTCATCAGACAATCCATCAGGTACAGCACCAGTTTCTAGCCAGTTTTTATGTAACTCTACAACTTTTGCAATGTTTGCTTTTTCGCTACCTTCTGATATAGCAACTATTGCATCTGGTCCACCACCTTTATAATAAAATGGATTAGGTAAATCACCACCACGCATAGCTAATACTGAACCAGGAGTTCCTTTAGAAACTATTCTTGATGTATCTATATCAAATTCATTTCTAAGTTTTTCTAATATCTTAGGCATTTCAGTTGTCCAATCGTCAGTATTCCTTAATTGATGTCTAATATTAAATCCTTTAGTTTCCATTAATAAATCGACCATATCTGGATTTTCAGATAACATTTGTCTATATAAATCTTCCATTAATTGAACTTTAAATTCATAAGATTTTGGCATAGGTCCACGTGATTTTTTAATATCAGGTTTATCAAAATATTTTCTATAAGTAGGTTCGTGAAATTCACCACCTTTATTAGTTTGATACGCATGCTCAACACTTCTATATTCTCTACCATCATACGTAAATGTATGGTCAGCTAAGTTACTAAGTTGTCCCCATCTAGGGTCCGCAAATACTATATTTGCATCACCTAAATTTGCTTTAGGTTTAGGTTTATTTTTAGGGTCAGCATCATGTCTATAACCTGTTATTTTCATAGCTTGATTAGATTTAGCATCACCAGTAATTTGTTGTATACGATAAAGAACTGCATTTATTGATTCTTGTACTTTATTTTTAGCTTCTGTATATTGAGTTTCATTTCTATAAATATCTCCAGCTTTATAACTACTTTCTATATTTTTCATACGTTTTTCAAGATATTTACGGTCTTCCATTAAATCTTGTAATTCTTTATAAGCAGGACTATCTGGATTTATTTTGTCACTGTATATAAAATTTAAAGAATCATCAGCTATCTTACTTGTAAGACCTAACATTATCCTCCGAACATATACGTAATTAAATCAGATTGCATTTGTCTAATAGCTTTACCACGTTCTACATCATCTTCTTGCTCACCAAACTCTGCATCTAATTGGTCTTGCATAATATCTTCTGGGCTACTTTTACTAAACTGTGATAAGTCTGTATATCCTATTCCAGGATAATCTTTTGCAAATTGTTCTCTTTGTGAGTTCATTTCAAAATATTGAGGATTTTCTTCCATCCAATTGTGGTCAGCTATTTGTTGTGCTTTTGATAAAGCTTGTGCATAAGCGGCATCATAACTTAAACTAAATGTTTCTGCCCATTGAGATAATTCTTGTGCAGTAGGTTTACGATTTAATTTTTGTTCAAAGTATGCCTCTACCATTTCTTCTAAGTTTTCTTTACGAGGAGGTATGTATTCTTTAGCTAATTGTTCTGCAATCTTTGCATCTTCAGCTTTATCAAGTTGAACACGTTCACCTGCCATTTCTTTTAATGCATAGCCAATTAAGTTTCTATGATAATCTGCATCTTCATACATAGAAGAATAAGATGTAAAGAATATAGCATCTTGTCCTTCTATTTCATTAGCGTATACATCTGTACCTTTTACAACGTGTCTGTTTTGGTCTAGCCAATTCATTACGTATTTAATAGATGCACGTAATTTTTCTGACATTACTCCTTGACTTTCAATAAAGTAATCATCAGGTACTATATTGTGTCTAATAAGATAGCTTTGCCAATCTTCTATTTCTTGTGGTGAAGCATTACTATCTATAATGTCTGATACTTTTATACCATCGAAATGTGATTGGAATGGTAAAAAATATTGATTACCGTTACCATCAAGAATAGGTTTACCACTATCTTCGTATGCAGGTCTAACTAAAGCATCACTTTGCATAAGTGCTTGATACTCTAATAATTCACTTATTTCTATAGAATTATCAACACCTTCTTCAGATTTTAATCTAAGTATTTCATCATTAATTAAATCTGGGTCAACATTGTACCCATATTTTTGAGAAAATTTATTAAAGTTTTTATTAGAAATACCATATGTTTCGTCTCCAGGTAAACCAGAACCTTTATAATCTTCTTTATCTACAGACCTACTTGTTAAATCTGGGTCCATTGGACTAGGAATACTTCTTGTAGTATCTACATCAACGGGTACATCATCTTCATCACCAATCATTTCTGATTCTGTTTCAGCTACTTCAGTATTCCACCAGTTATAAAATTCTTTTTCAAATTCACTTTGTTCTTCTGGACCTAAGTTAGGTAAAATATTTTCATTTACCCATCTATCAGCTTTACGAAAAAATTGTAAAGCAGAACCTCTTTCAGGTCCAATAGCTTCAAACCATGATTCAAATTTACGCCAGGCTGCTTTTACTTTATCCATAATTATCTTTCAAAATAGTCTAATACTTCTTGGTCATCTCTATATAACTTTACCAGAACTCCGTTCCATACACCCCAAAACTCAGGGTATTGTTCCATTATTTCATTAGCACCATTATATACATATACTCTTAACATTTTAGCTTTAGGGTCACTAGATGTTAACCACCAATCAGGATTTCCTGATGCATTATATTGCATAGATAATGATTCTGCAATTGTCCAATACTTCATTATTTCACCAAAACCTTTACCAACTTCTGTTCCCATAATTGCTTGATTAGGTAACCATCTCTCTTTCATTTCATCAAATATATCATTAACAGATGGAGGATTTACCATACCATATTCTTCTGATTGAAAACCAGGTAGTGCTAATTTTAATTCATTTCTATAATGTCTTTTAAGAATAGTCTTTCTTGTACTATCCATGTATTCAAAATTGTCAACCTTTTGTGAATATTTTTTATATCTAAAGAAACCTATAGTGTCATTAATAGCTCTACGATATTGGTCAGGACTTAATTCATTTTTATAATCTAGAATATCTCTATAATTTTTTTCTTCATAAGGATTATCTATGTTTAGGTAATAACCACTTACTTCTAAATTAGCAAACATTTCAGAATTATCTTTTTGAAAGTTTTGTACTCTTACACTGTAATTTTGTTTACCACCTTCTGCTTGTGTTCTAGGACTTAATAGATATGGATGTTCTACTCCAAATTCTTCAAAGAAAGCAGTGTATGTTCTTAAGTCATTACCACCTTCTTGTTCTCTAATACGAACATATTCTTCATAAAGAACAGCTTGTCCCCACATTTGTCCTTGGTCATCTTCAATAAAGAACTCTGGTTTAAATCCAGCAGGACCAAAAAATTGATAAATAAATTGAAATGCAAATAATGTACCTGATTTTTCTTTTGCATACTCTAAATAAAGATTATCTATTTGACCTTTATTTAATTCGTTCTTATCAAATTCTGGATATAACTGTGGTATATATTTATCTAATTTACCAGCTTTATACAATCTCTGAGATTCACCAGCAGCTACTCCCCATCTAAATAATTCAATAGTACTTTTAGCACGCATTCTTGCAAGTTGTCCTGAACCATCAGTTATTCTTTCAAACTCATCTTCATTTAACATAGCAGCACCAAGTTTTCTATATACTGGTGATTCTCTAAATGCATCACTAATTTTTTCTGGTGGAGGAAATTCTCCAAATATAAATGTTTCTAGCTCATTACCCCAACCACTTTTAATACCAATAGCAGTTGTAGCTGATTCAGCTTTAGGTATTAACTTACTAAGTCCGAAAGCTACCATAGAGTTAGGACCAGGTACAAAACCTTGTGCTAATAAGTTAACACCTTGTAATGAAGCTTTAGGTGACATTTGTAATTTTCTATCACTATCAGAAAACATTTCATCATCAAATATTAAGTTGGACATAAATCCACCAAATGGATAAACAAATACATCCTTATCAGGATTCATAGGGTCAGGTGATATAAATCCATCATCACTACTTTCACCTAATGTATTTGCAGCACCAAGTCCTCTTGTAGATACTTGTGCTTGTCTTAAAGCATATGGTTTTTCTGCAAGTAACTGTCCCCAAGTTTGGAATACTTCAAACCATACTTCAATAAATGGGAATACATTCACAAGTTTGTCAGATACTGTATGTCGTTTTCTTGTGTCGTATAATAATTCTTTTACACCAGCAAGACCATAAGCTTTAGATTCTATATCCATAACTTGAAAATCTTTGATAGGACCTGATTTATATAAACTATTTTGACCTTTAAGTTCCTTAATTACATTCTTTGGAATACCTGCTTCTATACCTTCTTTTATAAATTTAGCTCTTACACTTTTATCCATATCTTTAAATCGTTCAGAAATATACATCCATCTAAATTGTTTAAATGTAGTAGAACGGTTAAGTACACCAATTGGTTTAGTCATTAATTTTGTAAATACTGTATCAAAGAAATGGTCCATCATTTCTTCTACTGTTCCTAAGTAGTTGTTAACACCTTCACTAGGATTAACATCTCTTACTTTATTTAATACACCTGGATTAATTCCATCTTCTTTGCTATACCAATAACTAAGTTCATTCATCATTTTGTTTTTATCGTATTTTTTGAAAAACTTTTCATTAGACATAAAATCTACATAATCAGATTTTTTTGTACCTGTTTTACCTTTTTTAAGTAATTTACCTTCAGCAATTAAACCACGTATAGCTGATTCTCCAACATTAACATCAGACCTAAGTGCATATGTATATGTACCATTTTTATTTTTTACTGCATCTAATGCTAAATCTAAATCACCACCAGCTATTTTACGTATTCTTGATTCAACCATTTGCAAATGTTGGTCTAATGCTCTAGATGTTTCATCTAATAAATCAGCATGTCCAGCACCACCATATCTTACTAATTCTAATCTTGCTTTTTTACCAGCATCTGAGATTATCCATTCAGCTAATTCATTACTACCATATCCATATTTAGCAACAGCTTGATTTATTTCATCTCCTTTTAATAATCTAAGTTCGTGATAAACAGCTAAGTTAATTTCATCTTGTTTTAATTCTTCAGTACGTTTAGCTATATATTCTGTATGTCTATTTCTTGCTTTAATACTTGTGCCTGTAATATCTTCATACCTCATACTTTTTTGCATAGCTTCCATAATTTCTTCTTCCATTAAGAAATCAACAGCATCATCACTGTATTTAGCTTTTTGATAACCTTTTGTAAATGGTAAGTTTTCTAGTATTGAACCTACTTTAGAATTAGGATTATGTGAAGCTAGCCAAGTTAAGTATTCATAAGGTTTACTATAAACATTAGATATACCTTTCATAGCCATACGTGCTTGTTCTTCCATAAATACACGTGTAAAGAAAGCAAATCTCATTAATACAAGAGGTTTAAATACATTCCTTGTATAAAACTGTAGTGTGTTACTTAAAAAGTTATCTTCTAATCTTTTAACATTTAAAATACCGTCATCAAATGGATTAGGTAAATCTTCTCCAGTTTTACCCCACCATTTATTTTGTGATTTATATTTACCATATGCTTTTACATCACCTAAAAATGATGTACGAACATATTGACCTTCTGGGTAAGCTTTAAACAAAGGGCCTAATGCACGTTCAATTAATCTATAATCTAATAAAGGTGCTATGTTATCTTGCATTTCTGACAACATAGAAGCTGTTACATTAGTTGTTACGTTACCAAATTCATCTACAGCATTACCAACATGATTTATTTCTTGTCCTTTATAGTTTGTACCAATGCTTGGTAGCATTTGACCATTCTTATCAGTAGCATATATCTTAGATTTTTGCATACCTTCAAACATATCATCAGCAATTGATGCAACATATTCCCAGTTACCACCTCTTGCTTTAATCATCTTGACATCTCTTAATGCTTGTTGGTGTGCAAAGTCTCTGTATTTAAATTTTTGATTAGGGTCTATATCTAAAAATTCTTTTAATATTTTATTAGCTTCAATATCATCATATTGATTAACTTGCAAATGACCCATTAACTGTCTATATCCTGAATCTAAGTTATTCAATGGTATACCCATTTCAGGTACAACACTCAATAACTTTCTGTAATAAGGATTGTATGTTGAATTGTAATTAGATGAGAATCCAAGATACTTTTCAAACTCAGGTAGTTTACGTTGTCTCATTTCTTGAAACTTATAAACCATAGGAGAGTTTTCTGTTTTAGCTAATTCAGATATCTTATTAGCAATATCTTCTGCTTGGTCAATTACCACAGTATCTGTGTTTTCTACTCTAGTTAATTTACTTGGGTTACGTCTAAACGGCATAAACGGCATAACAGTATCTTTTACTTTACGTATGTTTTCACCAGCAAAGCTTCCAAATGTTCTATATGACCTATCTATACCAGTTTTTTGTAGCATTCTATTAAGCACCATAGAACCAGTTTTAGGTAATGCTTTTCCTGGTAAAGTATAAGGAACCATTTCTCCATACTTGTTTTGTATTTTATATCCTGTATCAATCATTTGACCAAATATATTTTGTACATCTTTCCAATCATCTGCTTCTACCAAAGCTTTTTGTACTTGTGCAGGCATATCTTTAATTATGTTGTTACTACCCATAATCATTAAGTTATCTTCTTCAGCTACAGCTTTAAAGAATCTTATGTTAATTGGTTGATTTAATATTTCATCTTGTGTTAATTGAAAGAATCTTGGTACATAGCCAAACAATGTCTCTTCTTTTCTCATTTTTTTAAGCCATTTTCTTTGGTTAGCAGTATCAGCTGTAATATTTTTATTAGTAAGTAATTGATATCCGCTATCTACTAAGTCATCAATTTTACCAGTACCAACAGCACCATCAATTCTTGGTCCTACTTCTTCTAATATATTGTCAGCTAATTTTCTAGGTGTAACTATATAGTTTTTAACAATTCCTCGTTTAACAAGTTTACCTTGGTTAACTAATTCATATGCACCATTAACACTTCTTAAACCTCTAGAAATATTTTTAACACCTTTAATACCTTTACCTAAAAATATCTCTGGAACAATTTGATGTGCTGCATCAATTAAACCTGACATATTTTTAAATGCAGTAGTACCTGGTTCAAAGAATTCAGCTGATTGTACTTTACCTGGTGAGTATTCCATTAAGATATTTTTATTTGCCCATTCAGGTCTAAAGTAATCTTGTCTGTCTATACCAGCATAAAAGTATTTTTGCCTATGTCTTCCTGCATAAAAGTTAATTTTGTTTGGATTATCGAATGATGTGTAGTATAGGTTACCACCCTCACCATCAAAAGCATAATTAGTTTTACCAGTCTTAGGGTCAAAGCTACCTCTTAATGGAGTACCAATGTTTTTATATATAAAATCTCTAGCGTCATCAGGTGACATACCATAATCTTGTGTAAGTTTAATATAATGAGGACTTTTTTCTGCTTTAACACTTTCTGTTATAAACCATTTACTTCTATCAAAGTTAATAGGTTTACCTTCTAGTACAGCTCTATACATAGCAGTTATTACAGGTTCTCCACCCATCTTGTGAGCTTCGGCAATCATATCAATTTGTTGTTTAATTTCTTCTATAGGACCTAAGTTTTCACCTAATCCCTGTATTCGTGAACCACTTAAATCAATAGATAGTTTTCTTTGTGCTTGAACTTTTGAATATCCATTCTTTAATAATTTATCGTATTCTCTTAAATCTCTTAAATATGCTACAGAACGTCCTACAGCCATAGGTTGACCAGGTAATAAAGCATTAATAGCTTGTGAACCTACAGACCATTTACCTGAACCACCAGGTCCTATAGTTTGAAATAACCAATCTAATCCAGCAAATGCCCATACACCTGCTTGTGTTTGAAATGGTTTAGCTCCACCAGGTGCAAATCCTAATGTCCATACATCAGCAGCAGTCATTTTCATATTGTCAGCTATAGAATCATCACCATATTCAGCTTGTAATTCAGTCCATAATCTAGCTTCATCATAAATTCTTTTATTAGCTGATGCTTGTGCAATAGCTCTTGATGATTCATAGTTTGTAGGTACATTAAGTTGTGATAATGACATAGCATCTGGTGCACCTATTTCAGGCATTTCTTGTTGATACTTACTATAGTTTTCTAAAATCTGCATAGGGTCGACCGCAGCTAAAGTATCTTGCATTTGATTAACTTTTAAATCTAATCTGTTATTAGCTTTTAGTAAATCCTCAAATTCATTTCTGTCATGTAAATAAAAACCCATTAATTAACCCTGTTATTAATCATATCTGCGACTAATGGTGACGGATTCATCTGATGCATTGCTTGTAATATAGTATCTATATTATCAGGCATTACAGCAGGTCCACTACCAGGTCCTATAGGTAATCCTTCAGTAATAGGTTGACCAGGATACTCAGTAGGAGCAAATATGTTAGGATTAAGTCTTTCTTGTTTTGGTAATGGTGCAGCTTGTTGTTGTTCAACAAATGCTTTATTCTGACCATAGTCAGCATCAGGTAATCTTCTTAACGGTTGCTTACTACTACCAGGTCCACCATCTGTTCTTTGCCCACCTTGTGGTGTAGCTACAGCTGCGGGTTTAGCTGGTTGTCTGTATCCACCTCTACGATTCTTCGCCATTATTAAATTCCTTTGTTATTAAAACTATTACTCCAGGCATAGGAGTTATAATTTCTAATACATTTTCACTTAGTATATCTAACTCGTCTGTTACACCATATTCTTCATATACTAAATCCCAAAACTCTCTATCAAAATAATGTTGCATTTTATTATACTCCAAAAGCTTGTGCCATTCCTGGAACATCCCCACCACCCATCATCATTTGTTGCTGTATCATCATTTCTTCTTCAGGTGACATTTGTGGTTCTTGTGGAGTATAGAATTGCTTCATTACTTCTGTTATAGCATTTGGATACTCATAAATAGCTATTGCAGCCATTGTAGCTGCAGGGTCACCTTGTGCAGACCTAGCAAGTATTGAATCAAATAAAACACTTTCTGCTTTATTTTTTCTAATACGTTCTTGTACTTTCGCAATATTTTCTAAACCATCAATGTTATCTTGTAATGTTTCTACGTCTATAACACCTGCTTGTAACAATTGCAAACCAGTTACAATTTTTTGTGGTTCATCAAATCCAGCCATAACACCATAGATACGTCTAGTTTTAAAATCACCACCAATATCAGCAAGTGGGAAATAGTTTTCAGCAAATGCAGAACCAGCAAGATAACCAGACATAGGTTTTTTAGTTATACCTTGTGAGTAAGATAACACTACATCTAGTTCTAATCTTTTTTGGTCCATACGTACTAACGCACCTTTAATGACATCTCTATATTCAGATATCATTAATGACATTGTGCTATTCAATTCTGATAATCCAGCACCAGTAACAAAAGAGTTAGGTGACTGTGAGTCATCAGTAACTGGATAACCACCTACCATACGTAATTGTCTTTCCAATCTATCTATTTGTTGGAACAATTGATATGGCATATTGTTCATTGGTTTAGAAACTTGTGTACCAGGAGCGAGATAGTTTACCGCAAATCTGCCTTTTCTGTATTGTCCGGATTCTATCTCTCCTGATATGTTAGTTTCTGTAAACACAGAATCTTCCATCGCAATTGCAGACATAATGTTAATCTTTGCCATCATTGCCATTAGTCCTATTACGTGGTCGTATTGACCTTTAAGTTGGTCAAAGGAAACTCTCTTCATAAATACAAATGGTGGTGTAGATAACACGTTAGGTATAAAATCAAGAATCATATTCTTTTCAGGAAATACTACATAAGTACCACCCATGTCATAGTATTCAATAATTCTTACACCAGAGTATGTATTATCTTCCCAACCTTGTTCTCTGTTATTTTCATAAGACATAAATGGTGATGCAGTATCAGTTTGTGATTCACCTTTATCTTCATCTTGTTTTAAAATCTCTTTTGCAAACTCAGGATAGATTTGAGCTAGTTTATATCTAGGTACACGTCTTAGTACTGCCATTTCTCTAGGTTGTTGGTCAGGACCAAAGTTACCTGGGAATGTATCATAAGGGTCTCTTAGTTCAGCACTAGGATATAGATATCCGTTAGTATCTACTTTTGTAGTTATAACCCAAGCAGCAAAACCATAACCAGGTAGCCATCTAGCAGCTTGTTGTAATTGGTCAAGCATACCTTGCTTATCATCATAGTTAGTAACAATACGTTCTAATTTCTCTGCACGCATTTTACTTCTAGTTGAATCTTTATCATTAGGTACATCTACTCTTACTTGAGGTATTCCTGAAATCTTTTGTGCAAGT